ATGTTAAAAAAACTTAAAAAGGTTATGGTTGTTGCAATTGCTGCTATTACGTTATCTACAGGGTTCGCAACAATCGCCCCGAAAGAAGCTTCAGCACATTGGGCTGATCAGGAAATTGATTGGGCTTTCAGAAAAGGAATTATGCGAAATGATTACCGAGATAGTCCTGCACTTCGACAAGATGTTTGGATGATGGTTTCTCGCTTCAATGGGCATTGGGTTAAAAATTACGACGAAGCACGTCAGTATATGATGAGTAGAGGGTATTCTGACGGAACTCGTGGGGGTAGCTATATTACTCGTAATGAAATGATAGCTACGCTCTTTGCAGTACGTTTTAACACCAAAGCATGGACACCTAATGGTGGATTCAGTAACTCGATTGCATGGGGAACAGATAAGGGTCTTTATGACGGTAGTCGCGGAAACGATGTAGCAACAAGAGCTGAAGCTGCTACTATGTTGTACCGTTACAACAAAAAATTCAGATAAAAAAAGAGTGCTCACATTATGAGCACTTTTTTTATTTCACAAATACGTAAGGTTTATTTGCTGTTACATAGTATGTTTTACCTTTGCTATTGTGAACTTTATATTGTGGTGAACCATTTACATTTACTTTCGCATCAATTGTAAATCCTAATCCTGCATCTACAGAACCAGCCACATCTTTATCCTGCCAAGATGGAGCATCATAGAAACGTAGATTGTTAACTTTTGAAACAACACGCTTTCCAACAATAGAAGAATCTACTGTACTTTTCTTATTAAACTTCACATAAGATGGGTCGTTCTTAATCCACTGATTTCCACCAAGATTTAACCAGCCATCCTTTTCCGCCCACACAATATAAGATTCTGGTTTGTTTAGTTGACGAATCTTAGAATAACTTGTACCTGGTCCTTTACGTAAGTTAACGTTGTAACCTTCAATATAAGCAATTCCATCTGTTACCACTGTCGGTACCTCTGCCGGTTTAGATGGCTTTTCAGGTACAGAAACATCCACATTAGAATTGTTATATGCTCGTTGTACATCTGCTCTAAATTGAGTTTCTGAAACGCCATGAGACTTTAAGTAATCAATTGGATCTTCATGATCTGTACCGCCAAGGTGATGAGTTACATCGCTATGTGTCCACAATCCTTTTTCTACAGATAACCCACGGTCACGTAAAATTTTAGCTAGTAACTTAACATATTTATCATAGCTGCGTTTGAATTTTGTATAATCCGCTGTTTCGCATAATTCCACATGCACAAATCGTTTATTCGCAGCAGGTCCACCACCATAAGCAATGTACTTTGTATCAGCGATTTGGATTGTTTCGTCCCAATCGACTGCATAGTGAACAAATGCATTTCTCCATGTACGAGACTCATATTTTTGAATGTTAATAGCTGGCGCTTCTGGAGTGGCTGTAGAATGAGCTACAACACCCTCATATGCACCTACGCCATAACGGTATGGTTGTTTCGGTAAATCAGGAATAATAAGCGTTCTATCAGCAAAAGCACTTGTTGCAATAGATAAAACTAAAATAACCGCAAAGACTACAGAAGAAATATGTTTTAATGTCTTTTTCATTTTTCATCAACATCCTTTTTCATAATTTTTGTGTGATCAAATAATCCGCTTGCTGACAGTCCAATGATGATTCCTTGAAATACATTTGTTTTGATATCTCCGCCCAAAAATAAAACGCCTAGCGCAATGCCAAGCGTTACATTCAATAGCGGAACATATTTTGTTTGTAATCCAATTGTTTTCCCAATTTGTGAAAGACCTACTACAATGCCAATCATTACTGTAATTTCAAACATTACATACCACCTCCTTTCAAGAAGAAATTAAGAGCTGCCAACACAATTCCCCCTACAATAAGTCGTAATATCCAGGTAGTATTGGCGCCAATTTTATCTAACTGTTTAGTGATATTAATAATGTCTTTTTCGTTACCTGTCGTTCGATTGTCTAAGCTTTTAATTTCTAAACGAATTTCCTTGATATCTTGCTTGATTTCTTGAACGTCGCTTCTTACCTCTTGTAACCCTTCCACTTTGACCACCTCATTTCAAAATAAAAAGAGCAGCGAAATCGCTCCTCTTTGTTATAAAAACCGTATTTTATTCAAAATTAAAAACAGCTCAGGGCTGCCCTACTTGCTTACATGTATTTAGTTAATACTGATCTGCTGATAATGCTCCCTCTATTACTCTATTTTCTACTTCTTCCACATGTTCAATTGTTACTTCATCAGAAGCCCCTGGTCTCTTTCCAGTTAGCTTTACATAATCTTCGGCACAGATAAGACTTACTTTACCGAAAAGCTCAATCTCGTAAACTCTGCCGCCCTTATTACATAAATCACATGCAGTAGCAATCCGCATATTCAACGTGCCATCAGGAAGTCCCCAAACTTCAACTTTTGTATCTTCCTTGATACCGCAAAATTCTAGCATATCGTTTGGAATGCTAACGGTGACTTGATTTTCACCTTTCTTCAAATCAACTACTCTACCTAAGAATGGTGACTGTTCATTAGGTGGCATTGGACGCATAAATTTGTCTGGATTCATACTCATCTCCCTCTCTATGTTCTAGAAGTCATTTTTGTGAAATCAACATAATTCCATCTACCATCATGGAAATACCACCCTAAACCTAAGCTACCATTTGTATAATGAATAGAACCTGCATTAGCACCAAAGTATCCACCACATACGTTAATCCCATTACATTCAATTGATTGTGTCGTTGCAACAGGATCTTTTGATTCAATTCGGAATCTATTTTCATTGTTGTAAATGTGACCGATGTAGCTTCTACGTTCTCCACCGCCACGGGGATAAAAACTGAGTCCCGCACGATCATCTCCAACGAGTGCCATCATTTCACCATTGCTTATGATTTCAAGTGGCGCATTCATATAGTTCCATTTGTTCACATGATTGTGATAAATAACATTATCTTTTGTACCAAGTGCAATTGTAGAAAAAGGCAGTGTTCCGTTTACGAGTTGTCCATGTGTTGTATCCCAGTTATAAACGGAAGGAACGTCACCTTCCACCAACTGAACACCTGATACAGCAATTGCTTGCATATTATTTAAGAGCCCCTCGCCAAATAAATCGATATAAACATACCCATTTCCTTCTACATAGTTGCTCGGAACAGTGAAGGTTAAAGCGTATCTTACTATTTTTCCAGTTTGAATGCTTGGTGCATCGTAAGTTTTTGATGCTCGTCCAAGCTCAACAGGAGTGTCACCGTTATATTTACCGAATACCGCTCTCATGATTGGCTTGTTTGTAATGTTTACACGATTATCATTGGTAGTTGCTCTGAAATGAGCCGACAATGTGTATTTCTTACCTGGTTTTACCCCTTCAAATAATGTAAATCGAATCCAGTTTCCTAAATCTATCCGCATTGGATTAACCATTGGCTCATAATTATTAACCACTGGTTTCTCAATATATGGACTAGACATAATTGTCCATGTAGGACTGTATTCGATCTTCAAAAAATTATTATTAACAGTAGTAAAAGAAATGTGTGAAAAGTCATGATCTGGAATGAGATTCGTTCTTGGTGTTACTGAAAATTTCTGCCCGCGCTCATCTTCAAAAAAGAAGTCAGCCATTTTTGCTGTAATACCATTCTTATCGATCGTAACTTTCCCATTTTCGATTTTAATTACATCTGCATTAATACCTGTTGCAGTGAGCCATTTTACAATGGTATCAGCGTTGATTTTCAACTTTGCAACATCAATTTGAATCTGTTCTGCCGTCTGGTTAATAGCCGAGATAATATCGCCTTTTTGGACGGTACTAGTAATCGCTTTTTCAGTTACGTCAATACGTCCTGCTTGTTTTTCTACATACGCTTTATCCGCATATCTTCCGTCAGCCTGTTGTTTTGTATATACTTCGTTTTTTACTGCAGCAAGACTAATCCCCTGCGCATTGGCAGAAATAAGACGCTCTAATTCAGTTGTTTTCTGATTGTAATCTAGTGTAGCTACTTTCTTTCCCACTTCTTCGATTAATTCATCCGTACCAGCAATATCAGCTGGATTTTCCATAAATGATGATGGTTTTTCGCCAATTTGTAGCATAGGTTGCGCCATCCATAGACGACCATTTTTTCGAACCCAAAACAGCACTTTAACTTTCTTTGTGCCTTCGACTAATAGCCCTGCCACATGTGTACGAATCCATGTACCTTGTGAAATAGTTATTTCTTGTAAGTAATTTTTAATCATTTTATTGTTTACATCGTAACACTGTAGTTCGATAGCAGCTCCGGCATCTATACTAGCTTTATTATCTGTATAAAAGTAAGCAGAGAAAACATAATTCCACCCAGGACCAGCATTTATATAATCGTGTGAAGCTCCTTTATACACACTGCTCGCATTACCTGTAGTAATAACACTAAGTGAATTGCACCCCTTATAAGTGACTTGTGTATCTCTTGCTGCGTTTGAAGTTAATTGCCAATATTTCGTGTCGTTTTTCCACAAAACATTGCGTAAAACCGTTTGGTTACCAACTCCTCCAACGTAATCTTCAACATCTTTCATTTTTACAGCTAAATTCAGCGCATCAGAATGTTGTTTGATTGTAGATTGTGCTTCAGTAATCTGTTTACCTTGTGTCGTTTGTGTTTCTTGTAACTTGGTAACGTTTTGAGAAATACCTTCAGCGGTTTTCTCTACTGCTGTTACACGCTTATCAAATCCACTTTGATTATTGTCTACTTTTGTTACTGTTTCTTTGATTCCATCCACACTTTGCTCCAACTCATATGTTGATTTGCTGAAGTCTGTTGGAACAGATCCTTTTTCGAGTTTAGCTTTCTTGAAACGGAACCTTTTCCCTTTAGATGCTTCATTTCTAGCAAAACGAATTCTAAACCCCCAACCAGTAGCACGACTATCGATTTTAAACGTCCATGACTCACGACGCCAGTCTTTAGCTGGCACAGGCTTTTGTACTGACTCACTCCACGATCCGTTGATGTATTGGAATAAAATAAAATCTAAAAGAACATCATTTTGAAGGTCTAAAGATATTGTTATATCTTTCCCTTTTTCAAAGTCTCCTATCTTAGTGTTATCTAGATGGAATTGATAAAAGGCGTCTGTATGATCTTGACATTCAATCGCTACGTATTCGCCAGGTTGAACAAATGATGTGACTTTATTTAATACCGCGCCACCGATCATCCCGATTGTTTGAGGTCTTTCGTTTGGACCTGTATTGATTAGCCAGTTTTCACCACCTACAGTACGAGCTTCAACCTGTTCTAACTTTGTTGAGATATTCCCAGCTTCTTCTTTAATTTCAGTTGTTGTTTTACTTAGACCATTTGTTGTTTGTTGCACATCAGATATTGTCTTTTTTGTACCTTCCACCGTTTGCTCGACTGTATTTAATTTATTGCTGATATCAGTATCTTTTTTAGTTAGTGATTCAATAGAAGTTTTAAATCCGTCTGCAGTTTGCTCTGATTTAGCAACTCGTTCGGTGAGTTTCCCTTGATCTTTTTGTATATTTTGGATTGTACTTATATTACTATCTACCGTTTGCTTAATCTCGTTTGATTTTTTTACTATTGTAGCGTTGTCTTCGGGTGCTGTTCTCCAAGTGTAAATTTTATCCCCTATAGTTAATTGAGGTTGACTTTGCTGATACCATGCAGCAGCTCCTGTATTGGCTTCTATTTCTGTTCTTATAAAACTTTCTGCTACGTTCCCGCTAGTGCCCATCATATCGGCGTTAATAGTAAAGGTTACGCTATAACGTTTCCAGTCGCTATTTAGGTCTGTCCATCTAGTACCTGTAGCAGAACCTCTAAAGAAAAATACATGAGGTCTTGTTTCACCTGCAGGTAACCCTTTTAAACGAGCGTAAATGCTGTAGTTAACCTTATCGCCTATCTTTAAGACTCCACGGTTTATAAGGTCTTTAAAGTTATATCCGATACCAGACCAACTAGATTGCGTTTCAAATACAGCACTTCCCTGGAAAACATCTGCTGAGATTTTAGGACCGTTACCCTTCAAGTACCATCTTTCCGGAAAGTTAACGTTAACTACTCCTGCACCTTCAAAAGTGCCTGAGTCAATTAATAGATTAGTTACATCGTCATTAATCTTATTTACGGTAGCTTGTACACTAGTAATAGTATTGGTATTTTCCTCTGCGGTTTGTTTAGCTTCATTAGCAACCTTTGAAACTTGTGACAAGTTATTCCCTAAATCCGTAACACTTTGTTTCTCTGCCTTTGATTTGATAGCCTCATTTGTTTGTTCAAAGGATGTACTGATTTCTTGGAACTTCTTAACGTTTCCTTGTTTATCAGTTTCATAGATTTGTTTCCCAATAAAACCATTATTAATCTCGTCTTTTGTGAAAACACCTGATTTATCAGCTTTATCTTTAATTTGTTCCTTAACAAAGTTTGAGTCTACTTTCCCTTGAACCTCTTTTATTACATCAGAAATTTGCCCAGATATTTCTTGAGCTTTACCTTCCACGCTTTGAACCTTTTGATTTAATTCGCTTTTTGTGGTCTCAATATCTTTGCTCACTTGTTCCAATGTTTCTTTCTTAACGGATTCCACATCAGGAACAACAGGATCCCATTTACCGTCCTTATACAATTTCAGAATACCAGGCTTGCCTTTGCTGATATCTTGCCACAACGTTTTTCTATCCTTTAAGTTTGCTGTTGGTGGATTTACACCTTCAATAATATCAACGGTATTATTCTTCAAGTTTTCAGCCACTTGTTCAGCAATTTTCTTTGCTGCTTCCGATTCTTTTCGAATGACTTCTGTTTCTTTAACGTTTTCTTGAAGCTTTTTATCTAACGTATCTAGTAATTCTTTAGATGCTTTATTTGATAAGCTACCCATGATTTGTGCGTATAACCTATCGATTAGACTCCGTGTATCTTTAATTTCACGATAATTACCAAAGATATATTTATCTTTCGATGGATCAGTGTCACATTCATCTGCTGCTATTAACCTAGCTTCTAAGAAAAGTGGTGGACTAAACCCTGTATCTTTTATTCGTACCGTATCTCCTTTACGAACCGATTCATGAGATAAGCCAAACACTTTTTCAAGCGCTACTGCACTTACTTCATATGAAGTAGAACTATCAATTCGCTTCTTTAATTCTGCTTCGGTTAATTGTTTGAGTCGTCCCTTCGTCATATCTTGATCTTCTGTTTGCGGTGAATAAATATCAAATAAATGTTTTCCATCTTTCGACCAACGTTGTAACGCATCGTTATTTCCTACATAAAGTTTGCCATTGTTTATTTCTTCGAATGTGAGGAATTCACCAGTTTCACTATTTTGCGGACCAACACCGACAAGAGCGGTTACTACATCTTGACTATTCTCAATACGCCGGATGCCCTGTACATCTTTTCCTATCAAGAATTCTTTTCCGTTGTCACGTCCTACTTTTTTTATTACATCTACATACCGACCGACAATAAAAGATCCCATTATTTCTGTTCTAAAACGAATCTCAAGTTCAAACGTAGATGCGATTTGTTTTAAGAGATCAAGTGGATTTGTAAAATCCTTAATATGAATGGTACGTATACCAACAAACTCAGTAATCCCACGTTTCCACTCTGTACCTTGTAAAGCAAAGTCCGTAGATTCATTGACCGTAGCAGCTTGTAAAGTTTGTGGTTTAATTACAGTCGCTTTCTTTAGCTTTGTATGTTCACCAAGTGCGTAAATCTTTTTTGGACGACCTGTTGTATCTTGTTCTACTTCTGTAATTATGTATGAAACAAAAGTACCGTCACGAGTTTGTTTAACGACAAGGTTCTGTTGTATAAGTGATGCCGCTATCTTCGTACCATCAGCTGTTGTAAACTCAAATTTATCTTTGTTCTCTTTAAGCTCCCATTGGCGTAAATCATCCCAATAATCCTGTTCTTTGATAACACCTATGATTTGTTCTGTTTTAAAGTCCACAATGTGTAATAGATTATTTGTTTTACTCATCTGTAACGCTCCCTGTATGTGACATCTACCTGTCCAATGTTGTTTGGGGATATTTCGATTTCGTTCTTTCCTTTTTCAATACGTATATAGTCACTCATAAAATCCTTTATATTTATCGCATCTGCTCCATTAATCCGAATACTTGCATCCGATGAATCGATTTCTACAAGATCTCCTTTTTGAACAATATAAGGTATTTGACGTTCTGTATTGCTATTCACTTTTTGTACTTTAATATCATGCACAGCTGCAATTAATGATGGTGCGTCATTAAACGAACATATATGCACAACAATTTGAGCTACCTTTTTCATAAAGCTATTGCCCGTATCCCACCATTGTGCGAATTTTTCTGTATGGTAATTTCCTTTTTCATCGATTAAAGCAATATCACCTTGCCAATAATTTCCCACTCGTGCAATGTGTAGACGTCCATAAAAATCATTCCATGTTGTGCGATAATAACCAGTTTCCGCTATAATCAGGTGATTGTAGTCACCATTTCCCGCCATAACTTCACCAAAATTCTCACTAGAATTTCTATATGCATCAAACATACCTACTTTTCCTACAACAACGCTGTTCTCATCTAATAAATAAAGTTCTACACGTCCCATAGTTGCAGGGTTTAAGTTTCGACATTCAACTATTGCATCAAGTGTGAAATCTTGTAGCGGTCCACCTGTAATGCTTCTTTTCACTGCTGGTCCGTGCCAAAATTGCCCTTGACCGTAATCAGATGGCATGATGCGTGCACCATCCGCTATCATTTTTCCTGCTACGATGCCGTAATCTGAAACGAAATCTTTTCCCACTTCCGTCCAACCAACTAGAGAATTCGCTTTATCATGCATAACCAATTCATACCGACTTATTGGCGTTTCATCTATTTTAACTGGGTATCCTATACGAAAATGTTGATTTCCATTTTTATTTATAATATCGATGAATGTGGACGGATTTTCTACCTGTATCTTGAATTTCGGTTCTGAAAACACACTCCCCTCATTCAAAGCATCCATTTTAATAATATTATTTTGTTCTAGTTTTGCTTTTGCGTTTCGAATTGGTCCTAATTTGTAAGGCATTGGACAAATAAATGTAAGAGTTCCTATTCCAAGTGTTACAAATTCATCTGGATCAAAGCTATCATCCACAATTGCTAAATACGTTCTATTTGGTTCTACATCAAAAATAAGTTCTGTAGGTTGATCTGTTATTAGCCAACTTGCAATTTCCTCTTTCAACTTTTCTAAGTTAGATCCATCAGGTACTATAATTCCTACCGGAATAGATAAAATGCGCATTTCTGTTTGTGTGTTTAACAATCTCGCGCCTGGATATCCTGGAACGTTTAGAAAATTTCGTTTCAATGGTGCCCAAGTAGGTCTTTTCCATCCTTTCGCAATTTGAATAAAGTCTTTACGTATTTTGTTAAATGTAAAAGAACTCATGTTGACACCTCATTTCTTTATAAAATAAAGAAACCCAAACCTAAAAGGCTGAGTCTCTTTGTTTTTCTCTTTCTTGGTACTCGGTTGTATATCGATACGTACCACGCGCCACATCTCGCCCTTCTATAACAACAGGAACTTCAACAACCAAATCACCACCAAGCATCGGAATTGCTCCGTCACCAGATGATCCAAATGAGTTATTAAATACTTGATTTGATACAATGCTTGTCATAGCCTGTTTGCTATTTGACATATTTCCATACACACCACTCATGACAGTCTTTAATCCTGATAATTGACTCAAAGAGCTAGCCATCATACGGCTCATGTCACCCATTAATTGATTTATTTCTCCCGGCATAGCAAATTGTTCTCGTGGCATGGCTGCTACGATTCCAGCACCAATAGCTCCAAGTGTCTTTTTATTAAGCGGAAGCACCGCTTCGTCCCCCGCTTCTCCTGCTGCTTGATAACGTCCATTATTCATCCCAAAGATAGTCGGCTTAGTGAAGATACCACCTTTTGCACGCCAATCAATATTAATTCCTGATGGATAAGTAACATCTTTACCTAAAACGTTTTTTGTACTTGTTTGTAAACTAAAGTGTGGAAGAGGTGGCATTTCAGGCTTTGGAATTTTTAATTTTAAATCACTAAAGAATCCCTTAATCTTCCCAATAAATTCTTCTACCCTACCAACCGCATCTTTGATTGGATCAATGATGTTACGTTTAGCCGCATCGAATTTTTCTTGTGCTGCATTTTTTATAGCATCAAATTTTTCTTTCGCACTGTTATACATTTCACCGAATTTTTCTTTCGTAGAATTATAGGCTGAAATAACCGGATCAATAACATATTTATAAACTAACTGCCATGCTGTAAGTGTATAAGATTGGATTTTTGCCCAATTTCCTAATATCCAATTTGCTAAATCATTTAACTTTTCTTTTGTTGCATTCCACAATTCTTGCACTGGTTGGATAACATATTGTTTTACAAGATTCCACGCCGCTGATGTATATGATTTTATTGTCTCCCATTGTGAATTTAGCCATGAAACTAAATCACTGAACTTTTCTTTTACTAAGTTCCAAGTGTCTACGACTGGTTGAATGATATATTGCTTAAATAATCCCCAGGCTACTTGTGCCACAGCTTTTGCAATTTCCCATTGTGCACCAAGCCAAGTAACCATTTCACTGATTGTTGTACTCACCCAATTGTAAGCTTCTTGAATTGGTTGAATAATATATTGGCAGATTGCCGCCCACGCAATTTGTACTCCGGCTTGAATAAGTAGCCATCCAGCTTCTAAAACAGTAGAAACTGCTGAAATAATTGGATCTAAAACAGTAAGAATCGTGTTCCAAGTTTCTTGCCAAGCTTGTACGAGTGTTCCCCACAGTTCAGAAGCTGTTGTAACTAAAGAAGTCCACCAAGAGGAAGCTGTTTCAACAATTCCAGACCACAAACTACTAAAGAATTCGCCTATCGGATCAAAGAAACTATGCATCATTTCTGTGAATGAAGCCCAAGCTCCTGAGAAAAATTCGACAATAGAATTCCAGGTACTACTACATATCTCGCCTATTCCTGTCCATAAATCACTAAAAAATTGACCTATTGGATCAAAGAATGTATGCATTGTTTCTAAAAATGAATTCCAGGTTTCACTAGATGATTGAACGATACCGTCCCAGACTCCTACTAAATATTCCGTAATAGAATCCCAGGTATCTATAATCCATTGTTTAATATCATCAAAGTTTTTATAAATCGCAATACCTATGGCTGCTATAGCGGCTATGATAAGGGGAATAGCCGCAACAAATCCAGCCGCTGCAGCAGCTCCAATCCCAAAGATACTCATGACCGTTACAACTATAGGCGCAAGTGCCATAATCGCACCGGAAATCACACCGATAACTACTCCGATAGTTGCTAATGTCGCTGCTAATTCTGGATTATTAGAAATCCATTCAGCAAATTTAGAAACAAGATCTGCTACCACAGATAAAACTGGTTCAAGTGCCATTTTTAAATCTTCCATGGCTTTTTGAAACTTAACAGCTGGACTGGCATCCATCTTTTTAATAGATTCATTCAATTTATCTTGATTCTTCTGGAAGTCTACTGTTTTTTCCGAAGCGTTTATTAAAGTGTTAGTTAAATTTTGCCCTTGGTCCTCAAACATAGTAGCTAGAACTTTAACTCCAACTTGATTTCTTTTTACTGGATCTTCTATCCCTTCAATTGCTTTAGCTACTTCTACCATAGCTTTCGAACCGTCACTTCCACCTTTAGCGACAGCTGCACCCCACTTTTCTATTTGTTCTGTGGCAATTCCAGAACCGTCTAGCGCTTCTTTTAAAGCTTTATCCGCACCTTGAGCAAACTCAGTTAATTGAATCCTACCTTCTTTCAATCCGTCTAAGAGATTATCAATATTCCAACTGCCTGTTTCAACGCCTGCTTCCATAATCGCTTGGACTTCTTCAGCTTTAAAACCTGCACGAGTCAGCTGACTTCCGTATTCGGCAATAATATCTAGTTGCTCTGGCGGAAATCCCATTTTTAACAACGCATCAACCATACCAAGGGCATTATCTTGAGTTATCCCTAATTCATTTCCTATTTCATATGTTTCTTGTATTAACTCTGTAAAATCTATACCTTCATAAGATGTTGCAATTACCGCTGCGCCTTTTACTATAGATGCGTTAGCTTCATCGCTAATATTTTTATTTAAAGCCCATTGCCTGCGCACACCCTCTAAAGATGCTTCGGCATCAACTCCATAAGTGGTGACACCTCTAATAGCTTCTTCTACTGACTTTTTGGAGGACTCAGGTACATCAAAAGTAATATCAATCTTTGTTTTTAACTTAGACATATCAAGTGCTTTTTCGATTGTCCCGGCAATTCCACCACCAGCTACCATTGCACCAAGTACGTTTTCTAAGCCAATATCTAATTCTTGAAATTCTCTTTCCGTCCTTTGGGCTTCTTGTTGTAAATCTCGTAATTCGTTCCGTACTTGTTGTATTGAATTACCAGCATCCACAGATCGTAGTGCTCGTTGTAATTTTTCAATATCCGCTTCAGTTCCTAATGCTTCACGACCAATAATCCCAATCGCTTGTTCTAATTGGCGACTTGTCGCTGTTCCGCTTTTAATTGCATTCACAAGACGATTTCCTAATGCTCCTGCAAAATCATCAACGCTTTTTCCTGTAGCTCTAAACAATGTTTCTAGTTGTCTTGTGGAACTTGCTACATTCTCTTGTTCAGCCTTCATGTTTCCTAGCTTATTTTTAAGACCATTAAGTGACCCTTCTGTAAATTCAATTTCACGCCTGAATGCACGATATTGTTCTTCAGAAATTTTACCGTTTTGAAATTGAGCTTGTACTTGTTGTTCCGCTGCTTTCAATTTATCTAGCTTTTGCGTTGTATTTTCAATCTGTTGTGTAAGTAATTTTTGTTTTTGTGCTAATGCTTCCACATTACCTGGATCAAACTTTAACAGGCGTTCAACATCTTTTAATTCTTTAGCCAAGGCATCACTTTGCTTATTTACATCTTTTAAAGCATTTTGTAACGGCCCGGTATTCCCGCCGATTTCTATCGTAATCCCTTTAATTCTTCCTGCCATTCTCTCACCTCATTTCTTAGAATGCATCGTAATCTTTTTGACTTGCTTTTCTAACTTTTTCTTTGTCTGGGTTCTCCATTTCAGCAAACTCCGCGATGTAATCAAAACAATCACCGATTGTCATGGTTTCTAAATCCCAATGCGTTAATTTTGCTTTATAACAAAGAGCAAGGAACAAATCAGTGGTTAATTCTTCATCACTGAATGTCCCTTGCTCTCCATTGTTTTCTTTTATTTTTTTTTTGCTCCCATAGTGACTTGAACTAGTTCCATTATTTCTGGCATGATGTCTTCAATTGGAAATTCTTCAAATTCATCCAGCCACGTCATAGGATCAGGAATGCTTGAATCAGCCGTTTTAGCGAATAACCAAGTCAAATCATAAACAAGCTCAAAATCCACTTTACTTAAATCAAGATTAGATGTATCAATAGGTTGTTGTGATCCATCTGACGAAGTTAATGTACTAATTGCTCCTAACCCCATCATATCTGCAAATAAATTACGTCTGAATTGTGCTTTATATCGTTTAACGGTTGCTGCTGTACTTTTTAATCTGACTCGTTTTCCGTCTATTGTGATTGTCTTTTCCATCTACTTACGCTCCTTTTGGTAATGCAGGTACTTTTGTATATACTTTCTTGTACCAAGTATCATAAATCGCTTGTTTTGATTTAGTAGTAGTTTTCGTTTTAACCATACGTTTTCCGTTAATATCAATAGGGCTTGATACAAATTTAAGTTCATTTGTGTTAGGCTCTGCTGAATTTGTTTTCGTTTTAGATGCAAGTGTCGGACGACTTGCTGAACAGTTAAACATAACGTGGCGCGTCGCTCGTACATCACCATCAAATTCAAATAATAGCGCAAATGATTTTCCTTTCGCATCAGCTAACTCATTTAACACGCCATCTTCCTCGTCTAATTCCTCACCTAATGCATCAACAGCAAATTGTTCGGGAATAGTCGCAATAGATAACGTTCCATCATAACCTTGGTTGTTACTCGCTGCATAGTAAAGCATGTCATCCGCGTAGAATTCAATTAAATCCCCTCGTGGATCAAACGTTAATTCAACTGCACCTGGTAATGGAATTGGGGTACTAAATGTAACGACACCATCTTTAATGTCAAACAGTGCATAATGGACATTTTTCAAACCAAAAGCTACTTTGTTTTCATTCATTTATATCGACCTCACTTCATATATTTTTTGATACATTTTTTCGGATTCAATAAAAGTCCCATACGATTCATAAGGAATCTCATAGTCGTCCAGAACTTTTTCAAGTTTTGCTTCTGCAACTAGATCTTTTCTAGTTGTGTACAGCTCAATATTTACATCATTTATCTTGTGATAGACTTTGTTATCAGCCATTAAATTTGCTGATCCATCCTCAAGAAAACAAATATATGGTGGATTTGGCACTGCATTAGTTGGCGTTGCTGTGAAATGCGAATAAGCCACAGGATAACCTGTAGCTTCAAGAATTTTTGTTAACTCACCTAATGTCATTGCCCGACCGCCCTTTCGATACGTCTTGGCAATTCGTCAATTACATACTCTTCAACTGGACGAATATGAACTTGTGCTGGGACTCGACCACCCCCGACTTTCGCATGTCCCTTTTCTAAAAGATGCGTTAATTGTCCTTGCGTATTATGGAGAACAACACCATTACCTTCTTTTTTCTTACGCCATCCTTTACGATAAGCACCTGTTTTTTTAGGGCTACCTTGCTTTAACTTACCAACAGCAATATCTCCCACTTCATCAATTTCATTTTCTAAGTTTTCTTCCACAACATGTGCATATCTTTGTAATTCTCTAGCAAGATCACTCGCAAAATCATTCATATCAAGTATGCTCCTTTGCGATAATAGTCAATGTTTGATACATTTCATTATCATTCATTGGAGGCTCAATAATATCAAAAATACGACCTTTCATATTGATTCGCATTAATTCTGTAATGCCTTTTGTATAAGGAATTACAAACCGATAAATCCGAGTAGCTTGTGAAGCTGAAGCTTCAATATACTCAGAACCTTTTACCGTTTTTATCATCGACCATGCTTTTTTAACTTCTTGCCAATTACCTGTTTCAACCTCTTGATTCAATTCATCTTTTATTACTTCAGGTTGTTCAATAATAATACGATTTCTAAAATCACCTGTATTTAGTGGCTTTTTATATTGAAAGGGACGCATATTAATCACCGCCCAATTTTATTTCTTCTAAAGCTTTTTGAATGCCAAAACTATTAATTTCAGTTAAAAAGTTTTCGGCAAAATACTCTAGTGCATCATTATAAACATAACGAGAACGTTCAAATACTAACTCTTTGAACGTCTCATCTTTGTTTATGTCATACGATCCACAGTCTGTTATTAAAGCCTTATTGGATGCAAAAAGGATACGTCTCAGGTTATCGTCTTCATCATCACCCAAGCGCATCCTATCTTTGAATTGCTGTAATATTTCATTTGAAATTACTGTATCCATTCACATCATCCTTGTGTCGGTGGCGTTACTTCTCCAAGTTTCAATGTATAAACTTGTGAAGTGTATTTATCCTTTGGTTTGCCTGTAGCATGTTGTTTGGCAATATAAAGTGTTGCATCTTCTAAAGCTAATGTTTCTTCATACTTCTTGATTGGCTCTGTTCCACCCATTGCTGCAATGTACTCCCCTTTAACAAAGAACACCACTTGTCCTTGAGGTACAAATACAGATTCTGTTGGGATTGGATTAAAAGGTAAGCTCGTTACATAGACACCTGCCGCATTTTGAATTGTAGCATTTGCTTGAATGTCAAAAGTATCGAATGGATTTGTTACCATAACTACTTTCCCAGCAATATTTTTAGGTCTATCTGCATCTGTTTTACCATCAGGATTTAATTTTTTAGCCAATAATTTAACTACGCCTTTTAATTCATTAATTGTTTTACGACCTGGTTCAAATGTTAAAGTTCCTGCTGGTTTTTTATCTGGATATACTCCATTCACTACACTTCCGCTAGGATCTTTTAATAAGCCAATAGGTTCTTCTTTACCTGTCCCTACTACAAAACCACGTTCTAAACCTACTGACATCGCTTCTGTAATCATAGTACGCACATATCGTTCCACCCATACTGGACCAAGCTTCAACATATCATTTGCTAATGGAATAAATGCTGTTAATTTCAGTTGAGTGATTGATTCTTTTCGGAATGTAGCATTTAATTGTCCTTTAATATCACCAAATAACGGTCCCCATACAGCTGCACCCTCTGGATCTCCATAAATAAATTCTGTCACGGCTCCTAAATTCTCTAAACCGATATGCTCTAGCAACGGATGACCTTGAACTAAATCATCAAAAATTCTCTCTTGTGTTGTTTTAGGTAAAGTTTCAGTAGATTTAAAACCACCCTCTTCAACAACGGCATTAAAGAACTTCATTTCTTCACTTGTTAGTACATTAGCACCGCGAGATTGCATAATAGAACGATCTACCATTGATTCATTCACTTGATTTAAAATATCTGCTCGTACATCTGTAGCAAGTGCTCCAATCATAGAATTTAATGCTGCTGTTTGTTCTTCTGGAGTTCCTTCCTGTGTCGCTTTTGCAAAAGCTAGTTTTTTCTCTTCGAAATTATTAAACTTAATAACCATATTCTATTTTCCCCCTAAATTTAAAAAGAGCGTACTCAAATTCTGTTTTGTATTAACAGGATTTTGAATAGGCTCTTTTGGATTTTGATTATTTGGTTGCTTTGTGTACTTTGCTACTAAATCTTCTTTGAAATTTTCTACTACTTCTACTTCTTCATCTTCTTGCGTATCATCAATTTCAATTTCATCAGCAATTTCATCAGCTAAACCAAGAGCAACCGCTTCCTCTGCTGTTAGCCAAGTTTCATCTTTTAAAAGTTGTTTTAATTCTTCATCTGTTCCAACAAAACGTTTCTTATAAGATCCTGCTAAAGCTGAATCAATCTTTCGTAAATCTCGTGCTGTTTTTTCAAAAAGATCTGCATTTCCATATTCAAAGGTACTTGCTTGGTGAATCATCATCATAGTATTACTAGGCATAATAATTCTGTCTCCTGCCATTGCAATTACAGATGCGGCACTAGCTGCCCAGCCATCAATATGAACTATAATTTCTGCACTATGCTGCTTTAGCTGATTACAAATTGCTACACCATCGAACGCGGAACCTCCACCCGAATTAATATGAACGTGAATTTTTTCTGCTTTAACATCTTGAATTTTTCTTCTTACTGCTTCAGCATTATTTTCACTAAACCATCCACCAATCGACCCATAAACAGTTAATTTATATTCATTTTCACCTTTAGCTTCAAAACGAATATCTCGTTTTAGATTCAAAAGCTTATTCATATTCACATGATCCATTATTTTTCACCCCCTTCAGATTCATTTAATTTTGTATAGTTCTTCGTAATATGATGGATATTTAGGTTTGGATCATCCGACTCTTCATAATCTACTTCTGAACGAATTTCATTCCCTGTAAATGCACTTGAAGAAATGAGTTTATCAATACTTGTGGCAAGATCGAATATACTTTGATAGGAAACAGCCTTAACCTCAATTTTTTGTCCCAAAAGATATTCACTCATTTCGAAGAATTTAACATTCGCTTCGTCAGATAGTTTTTTTAATAATGGTCGTACTGTGAAAAGCATATAATTTTTCGTTTGCTTTTCTACATCAGCCATTTCTCCATATATCAAAGCTATAGGAATACCGATTGCCATAGCTACTTGATTTAAGAAACCATTTGTTACTTTATTGATTTCTTCCACACTTGGGCCATTTGCAACACCATTGTATATCTCGTTATAATTAATACCTTTTTGCTGTGGAACAATAGCTATATCTTTCGAACCAATTGACTTATACATGTTATCTATAAACTCTTGTAACTTTGCTATTTGTTCCTCAGTTTTAGCACCAATCATATCCATATCAACTGTTCCGCGAACTTGATTTTTACGTTTTTGAGAGTTTAATATTCTGCCGAACAAATCCCCATAATCTGCAAATAATCCATCAATAAGTGGGGTTAATTTATCATTCCGATACTTCAAATGAATAACTTCGCTTTGTTTAAAACTTCTCTTAAACGTATAATCTTTTACCCTTACATCCGTAAAAGTATCTTCAAACACAGCGTACTCATTATGTTGAAATCCATCTGCAATAAGTAAATCACCATCATCTGCTTGTATAACTAAACACTCATTATCATAAATAAGTTTTCGAACAAACCGTTCCCAAAAGGTACTTGCGGTCATATTCTTGTTTGGTCTTACGTTTAATCGATAATAAAGCTCATCCTTCTTAAATGCTTTACCATTTCTTATTCTAAATTCAGATTGACTAATCGTCCTTCCTAAAAATGAAACGCATGTATCAATTGCCAATCGTTTCATATGAAGCCTGTTTGCTGTATCAGTTATTGTGTCCAGATCCAACATGAATTCTAGTTCTTTATTTCTTTTAAATACTGAACCTAACCATCCAATGGTTATCACCCCCTTTATTAGAATTTAATATTGCCTATAACAAAATCAGTAGCTTCTTGTATCTCATCCGCCCGATAAAGAGCATGAACAAAACACTGAAACCCATCTGTTTTTCGACGAACAGGCTCTTTCTTTTCGTATATTTTATTTCCATCAGCTTTGATGACAACCAACACATTTTGCGTATACCAACGCATTAGTGGATTATCCTCAAAAACAATTTGTTTATTTGCAAATGCCATTTCAATACGTGGAGCTAATAAACTATGAATTGCTTTTGGGTTTCGTATAACTTCTATTTCAAACCCCTCCGCTACTAATAATGGCCTTATTGCTTCCATTCTAAAGTTATCAGCTATAATCTTTTTAATTCCATATTGTTCTCGCATTTCTACAAACCAATCAACAATGTGTTGAGGATTAATAGTTGGTTCGTCCACAACCGTTAGTAAACCTTGCTCTTCCCATTCTTTTATTGGAGCAAATTTTTGTTTTTTAAACTCACCCGCTTTTTTAGAATATCCATAATAGATATCAACAAATTCTTTTCGAACAAAGGAATGAGTTTTAAAAATGTACTCCCCATTTTGTCTAAATAAAAGACCACATGCTGCAAAGTCTCGAATACTTGCAAAGTCTAATGCCCCTATACATTCTTGAGCATATAAATCAGGAAATGGACGATTTGTAGCAAGAATTTCTGACCATTTCGCAACAGATCGCTCCAAGTTTGTAACCGGCAAGTTCATTCGTTTTGTCATGAACTCTTCTCGGTTGCTTGGATCATCCTCTAAATCCTCGTATTCTTCTTTTATCGTTTCGAGTAATCCCTCAGCATACTCACTTAAAGGATAAGATAACATTGGATTCGCCATTTCCCAATTATCGATATCATCGACTTCTTTTTCATCATTTAATTTACAAATGAACGGAAAGATAGCATTTGGACGGGCTTCACCATTTAAAACTTTCATTGCTTTTTCTTTTTGCTTATCTAGAAATCCGTCTCGTACATACCCGTCTGTACCAATGTAAAATTCGCGTGGGTTTTTCTTTTTCCCTAAACCACTAATGTGAACTCTAACATCTTTATTGCTTTCATATTGATGTATTTCATCAAATACAACCGCGCCATCACGCAAACCATCTTTTGTATCTCCATTAGACGTTCTAAACTTCAATATACTTCCTGTTGCTTTAGAGACAGTTTGGGTTAATGTAGTTTTAAATGCTCGTTGCAATATTTCATTTCGTTTGACGCATTTATGAACCTCATCTGGACTGGTTTTCGCCTGCTCTTCACTGTTTGCAACAACGGAAATGTTATACTCCGTGATACCATGCATTTCACTAATTAAAAAATGAATGATGACTGATATTAATCCGTTTTTACCGCCACCACGTCCTAGCATCCACAAGAATTTACGATAAAATACACGCCCGTTTTTCTTATAAAACAAAAAAACGAATGCTATTAAGAATTTCTGAAATGCTTGCAACGGAAAGTACCATTTCTCTCCAAAACGGATACACTTCTCAATCATTTCATCATCAAAATACAAATCGTCTCTGTTCAAAACATATTTTTCTAGATAGTCAATTAACAGTTCTCTTTCTTTGTTGAACTTTATTTTCCCACTCCTATAAAGCTCAATATATTCATCTACATACTTTTGCCTGATCATATTAAATCACTTGGACTGTATCCCGTATTAGAAGCACCAACTTTAGGAACGAATTTTATATCTCTTCCTAAAGCAATTAAAGAACTGTTAATTTTATTCCTCTCACTTATAAGAGGGTGGGCTTTAACAAAAACTTGAGAACCATTTTTTACTGTTACAGATTCGCCTTCTTTATTAATGGTTTTATTTATTTTTCTAAATGCTTTGACCAGATCAATATATCTTTCTACTTTTTCAACTTCAACTAAATCTGTGATATCAATACTATTCATGAGCTGTTCTTTTAACCTCACAATACTAACAGCCATCTACCCACCCCCCCTTACGTGCGTAAAATCGAAAAAAACCTGACAGTTAACCCCCTCCTCCGGTGCCCCTTAGAGCATTTTTTGATAAATTTTTTTAGGGGGGGTACTGTTTCTAAATCTTTTTTACCACTTTTCATCGTATTCCCATTTATTCTGTTTCTTTTTGAATGTTCTACCGTGTTCTTTATTATGGCAATCCACACAGACTGTTTCGAGATTATCTATTTCTAATGCAAGTTCTGGATGATGTTCTAGTTCTTTTATATGATGGACAACGAGCTGTATCTTCTTACGCTTTGCACTCTCACTATATTCATTGGTGTCCACACGAACACTACCATTTCGTTTACACTCTTGGCATTCGTAGTTATCCCGCTTCTTTACTTGTTCTCGTATACTCTTCCACTCACCACTGTCATAGAACTTACGCTTCTGTTGTTTGGTTTTGTATTCATTCACTATCCGTTACCTCAATCACACCTGTATCAATTCGCTTCTCTCTGTGTTGAATATCAAGGCACTTCTCACAATAGAAAGTAGCTGATACATCTACACCATAACGATTAGCATCAGAATAAAAAGAAGTAGTCTCACTATCTAATAGTTGATACTTATGCTCACACATTATCTTCACTCCTTATCTCCAAAATAAAAAGCACCTAAATGAATAGGTGCTTTAAGTATATTTATTTTTTTTGAAGCATCATTAATTTATAGTTAAGATCTCTTAATAATAATTTAATGTTATCAATATCTTCTTCTTCCTTCTCTTCGATTTTTTTCTTTTCATCATTGTACTTATCTTTCGCTTTTCTTACTTCTTTTAAATACCCAGTATATTCTTCATATACTGTTCCTTTTTTAAAAGTGCTATCTTCTAGGACTGAATAAATTGATTCTAGAAAATCTAATCTTTTCAATTCCTCAAGGAGATTAATAAACTTCCCATCCTCTATTATTGTATAAATACTATTTAACTTATTCGATAACTCGTTGATTTGATAATTACAAGTTTCAATTAATTCTTCCTTCATAAAATTCAATCCTTCCTAATATACTCATATTTTCATGATATATTTCGACATAAAATTGAAATATCCTTTACACGAAACAAAATTAAAAGTTCGGAATGATCTTCTATGAATCAATCATTAGAATAACAATTTCAATATGAATCATAAAAACCATAAAGCTAATGCACCGTAACTATATAAATTCCTTCTATATAAATAAATTGTACCTAAATATATAATTTATTATTAATTTGTGTTTTGATTACGGCACATGAAATTTTATCCTTCTTCCAATTACCTAATATTCCTTCATCAATCCGCTTACACATTATTAAGTAACTGAAAGAAGAACAAAAGCTCTTCCTAATAACGGTATCATTCAATCAATACCATCCGCTGGTTTCGGATTTAGTGTTGCACCATCATTTAGACAAAATATAAAGAAATCTTTACGAGTTGTGTTTTCCGCCACTTCTCACAATACAAATATAACACGGTAATTTCAAAACAACCGGCACATTTACTGCCAAAAAGCGGTCACGACTCTGCCACTATTTATATGATTCCATAAATAAAAAAAGAGGTTTTAAGCAAGACTGCTCAAAACCTCTACCTCATCTTCTATATGTATTAATCCATCTAAATTTTGCACTTTAAAAAACATATCTGTATATTTTTTAGCATCTCGTTTCCAAATAGCAAAATCATATTTTTTATAAAACTCTATCGAGCTTTTCAATGCTTGGACTGTAATTAATGTACATCCAGTAATTAACGATAACTTATAACAATGTTCGAATACAGAAAGCAAAATTTCTTCTCCATATCCACGTTTCCTATATCTACTGTCTACACCCAAATAATGCAAACGAATGGCTGGAAAATGGTTTATACCTTTTGGAGGAGTTATTTTAGCTTTTCTCCTCTTCGCTCTACCTATGCAAACATGATCATTAAAGACAGAAAAATACCCGATTAGATTATGATTGCCATCAAAAAATAATCGGGTTTTAGCCATATTTCTTAAATGATACATCATAGCATCTTCTTTCAAAAATTCTTCAACATCAGGTTCATCTTCACATTTAAAATTTTGTATGGCCCCTATATGTTTTTCTTGTAAAGGCTCTATCGTTAATAAACTGTCCATTTATTAACCTCTGTTTTTTCTCTGCATGTAAGCTGCAAACTTATTTCGTACATTTTCAGTCGCTTCTGTTTTTTCATTTTTTCCTGTAGCCCAGTCCATAAATTTTTGTACTTGAGCGTTTGTGTCAAAGTTAATGTTCATTGGTTGGATTGGTTTTACATCTACCTTCATATCTTTTTCCCCCTTGGTACTAGTCATGTTCACACCACCTTTTCAAAAAAGATTAGGCTACACATTCCTCTTATGTGTATCTAGGTGCTACTTATCATGACCAATATATAATTATATTATAAGCTAGATATTGTCATTTTGACAATGAGTTATCCATATCTTATATTGTGTGTAACTGACCCTATCGTGAAATCCCTTGGTATCATTGATTTCATTTAACTTTCTCTTTTGAGTTACACAGTACAAAAATTATGAGTAACTGTATAGGGATACCACCAACATTTTGCAATATAACCTACGCTATGCGGAAAAATAAAATAAGCTGCCCATGTGGACAGCTTATTTACATAATTATCGAAGGCGGAAGTTAGAAATTAATCCTCTTCTTGATTTTCAAAATCACTCCATGTCCAATTAGACCAATGAGTATTTAATGTACTCGACTTGATTAAACCTACATCATTCAGCTCAATTGCTTGTGCCAGACTTTGAAAAAATATACTTTGACTTGGTTTTTGTTCATCACTAATATCAGGATGTTCCCATTCTTCGGTTTGATAAAATAGCGTAGGTTTAATATCTATATCAATTTCATCTAACAATTCTTGAGTTTCTAGCCAAAATTTCTCTTTATATTTAGAATTGAGGTAACGAATAAGATTAGTTGGATTAAATGACTCAGTTTTAATTCCTAATAACGTGTATTCCTCTAGTAGAGGATTTAGTGTAACTGGCTCTCCATTAATAAGAAGTTCCAATTGAAAAGGGTCTATAATACAATATCCCTCATCATCATACCACCACTCTTCATTTGCTAGTGATACGATTTCATCGACATTCTTAATCAACCCATTTTGGTTAACGGTATTTCCGTAAATAAAGATGTTATTTCCAATATCTTGTCCAGCATCTACTCCTACAATCTCAAATACGATTAACCACTGATCTGTATTTCTAAAGACAGACAATCTACATTGTGCTAAATCAAAATTGTAATTGTCTAGTACGGGGAAATCAAAATCCTCAGCACATCCATCTAATAGTTTAAGAATTTCTTTTGCCTTCAT